CAGCTAGAAGTCAGATCTATGCAGGGATCGAAGTTCAAGACGGGCAATATACTATCTCAGTACGCTATTTTCGTGGCTTACATATTGATTGCATTATTGATATAGGCGGTTACCTATACCGGATAAATTCAATACAACCTAAATATGCAAAAGGACAAATTATTGTAAGTTGTCATTACGACAGCAGAATCAACCAAAACAAAAGGGTAACAACATGATCAGTTTAGTAAAGGCACGAAAAGATATATTTCAGCTATTCACTGATTGTTTAGCTGATGTAACACTGAATAATCAGAGTGTACCCGTTTATGACTGCATACCACCATCAGATGTGAATCAAGGGGTTCTGTATGAAAACAGATATTTAGAACAACCGACAACCACAATGACTGGTGAAACGATCTACCATTTAGTTCAGTGTACAACGACCGTATTTAGTTTTGTAGACTGGGAAACAACAGAAAAGATTTGTGATTTGTTAAATGAGAGGTTGAACGGTAAAGGCGATAACGACACTTTTCAAATGATAATTTGTCATAGCTTTTACTATATGGATTTTGTCGAGGAAGAGGGATTTTTCGGTATTCAAATAGACTGGGATATTATTCTTTATGGCAACGAGCAGTAAATTTTTTAAGAATGCAGAGGAACTAGCAAAAGATTTAAAAGATCATAAGTCTAGCTATCTCAAAGATATTAAAAAAATATTGCATGAATGTTTAACCCCGTTTTTTGAGGATTGGCACGAAAAGGCACTTAGATTAAGAGCAAAACATGCAGGGGGCGAGGGACAATATAGCGTATATAAACCATCGCAGTTAGTAGTTGCTCTAAGAAAGTCTAGATCTAATTTTAGACCGTCAAAGTTTAAAACCCCTAGGGGTGGTTATAGTGACGCAATCGGTTACTTTTATGTTCCGGCTTTATTTGGAGACAATCCGCCAAAAAGGAATTTAACTTTAGCAGGAAAAGAATCACACAGTCAAAAAAAGATACTAGAGCCTAAATCTTACTATCAAATGTTGGAATGGGGTATTGAGCCACATAGTTTAGGCAGAGGAAATATTACAAGACGCGGTTCTATTCAGCGTATTGCCACAAAGACTTTAACCTCAAAACACAATAAAGGTTACTATTTGCGTGTGATTGATACTCTGCAAGATCGTATTGCTAGAAAAAAGAAACAGATAGCAGAATTGCAGGGTAAACCGCAAGACGAAGTGATAAAAGTCCGTAAAGGTGGCGGTTATGTTTATAGCACCGTAGGCAAAAAAATTGCTCAGTATCAGCAACAGATTGAGAAGTGGACTAACGGCAAAAACGGTATAAACGATTACCGTCAACGATGGAACAATGTTAATAAATGGTCAAGTGGCGGAGCGCACGATGTTACTAGAACACCTACCAACCGTTTTTGGAGAGGTAAAAGATATCAAAAATCTTTAGGTGGCGCACAGTTCATGCAGAAAGCAAGAAAGAGTATCGCTAATGACTATACAAAAAGATTTGTCAGAGACAAGTTTTTAAAATGGATTCAATCGAAAGTTGAAGAGTGTAAAAAATAGCTATTTTTTAGGAGAAAAAACATATGGCTTATCAAGAATTATATAACTATACCGGAAAAAATGCTGTCAAAATGGCAGGTACCCTCACACAGTTTTCTATTGACGGTGGTACAAACTGGTTAGACTTGCAGGGATTTCAAGAGATCGGAACCGTAGGTACTAAAGCAAATACCATTGACCAGTCTACCATCGAAGATCAGACAAAACGCTTCATTTCCGGTATCAAAGAGGGTGAGGATAAAGAATTAGAGATGTTATGGTATGACGGAGACGAAAACCAAGCCACACTCAGAACCAAAGCGAATGAGGGTGCTATTGTTAAGTTCCGCCATCAGTTCAAGACTGGAGATATTGCTACATATGAAGCGACTTTGTTAGGTTTCCAAGTATCAAGCGGTACAAACGAAGATCTTATGAAGTTTACCGTTTCTATGAAATTATCCGGTGATCCGGTTTGGACTAAAGCCGCAGTAGTTCCGGTTCAGCAGGGACAGCAGGGACAGCAGGGACAGCAGGGACAGCAGGGTTCCGGTGATACACAGCAGGGTTCCGGTGATACACAGCAGGGCGGCGGTTCATAACAGATAACCTACTTTAACAATGATATAATGTAAATGATCCTAAACTATTTAGGATCATTTTTTGAAAAACTAATACAAGGAAATTATTTATGGCTTCATACGCAGAGATTTTTAAACAGCAGAAAAACGGTGTTTTCAAAGTTAAAGAGATTGACGTTTCAGAGGAACTGCCGGAAATTGGCAAAATGTACGTCAAGGAATTAAACGGGTTCACCAAACTGTCAATCATTCAGAGTAGACAGACCGATACTGAAAAGATGTGTCTATTGATCTGTATGTCATTATGTGACAAAGACGGTAACTCCACAGAGTCTCCGGACACGTTCGGAGATGTAATTTCAATGATGCCGGACAGAGTATTCAATAAAGTTTTGCAGGCAACTTTAGAAGTGAATAACGCGACGAAAGAGGGTGTAACCGAAATAAAAAACTCGTAAAGTCTGATAACTTTATTCGTCTATGTGCCCGAATTGCCCGTGAAATAAGTAAATCAATAGGTGAAGTGATGCAATTACCACAGAGCGAGATCTTAATATGGCAGGAAATATTTTTTGAGGAATGGGAACAACAGAACCCCGAAAAGGCAAAAGATGTTGAATGCGAGCGTAGGCGCAAAGAGGGTGTCACAGAGCAGGAAGCGTTATCAGATATTGCAAAATTTAAAGCCTTAATGAAAAAATAGGAGTTATGTATGGCTGAAACTGGTATTGTCAATTTATCGCTTAAAATCGAGGATATACAAGAATTTATTGACGGTTTTAAAAAGATGGGCGAGACGGTTTCGGCTGTTACAACCGAAGTCTCAAAAGGTATGACTGATATATCCCAATATTTGAGACAATGCACCGAGGGTTTTAACGCTCTATCAAAATCATTAACTGACATAACAAATAACATGTCAAAATTCAGTTTTGACAATTTGAAAAATCAGATTGATGATTTTACCGTTTTTGCCGAAAGTTTAGCAAAAGCTACAAGCGGAACAAGTAATCTGCAACAGCAGACAGCACAGTTCGCTCAAACTTTTGGTTCTGCCGATCTCGCAAGACAAACAAGGGAGATTCAGCAGGCAATAGCGGACCTACAGATCCCACAGTTATTTTTAACTCAAACAAAAGAACTCAAACAGTCTTTTGAACAGATTGCTCAGTCTCTAACATCACAGTTAGAGCCAAAACTTAATGAAATGATTAATCTGCTCAAACAGATTTCAACAAATACTTTGCAGACTGCAAACGAGACTAATCAATTAAATCAACAGTTTACCGAACTGTCAGCAAATCTTAATCGTGCTAGTGAGTCATGGGCGCGAGACAATGATCAAATGAAGCGCACTGATTCATGGCTTAGTCGTTTGACTGCCGGATTTAGACGGTTTTTAGGTATTCGCGAGCAGGTAACCACAGCACAGAATGAAGCAGGGGCAACAGCTAATAACGAAACCCAAACGGGGCAGGGTACGTTAGGAATGTTCAACAACAAAACCATTAAAGAGGGTTTAAATTACGTTGCGTGGACTGCAAAACGAGTATTCTATTTTGGAATTATCAACGGGGTAATGGATGCTTTTAAGGATATTCCGAACGTTGGTAAACAGTACGAAAAAACCATTTCAAGCCTATCTACATCTTTTGGTGGCAATATTGCGATGGCAAAAGCGCAGTTCCAAGAGTTGAACAATACCATTAATGAAATTCCACAGTCTTTTGAAGAGGTTACCAAAGCTACTCAAACGCTCAGACTTTTCAATTTCGGAACATCACAGAGTGATTTGGTTTCGCTTGCCAAAATTGCAGAGGGAACCGGAGAAAGTTTTGAAAGCCTTGCAGATGCAATGGGTAAATTCACCGAGGGCAATTTTAATTCTTTAAAGCGTTTCGGTATTACAGCAAAAGACGAGGGAGAAAAGATCGCCCTAACCTTTAAAGGAACAACAACCGAGATTCAAAAAGATACAGAGTCTTTGCAGAATTACATCAACAGTTTAGCAAACACTGAATTTGCAACAGCGTTAGACGAACAGATGCAAGGTTTAACCGGATCATATAAACGTTTACAGAACGCATGGGGTGATCTGTCATTGGAGTTATACAATTCCGGTGTTAAAGAGTTTTTAAAAGATTTAACAGACCGTGGCACTGAATATATCCAAAAATTCATTTCATGGCTAAAAGATCCGGAGATTAAGGCAAACATACAAGGTATTTTGAGCATGTTTTCTGAAATGATGGATGGTGCAATAGAGATTATTAAAACAACAATCGCAGTTATTACCCCGATATGGCAGGGTTTTGTTTTTGCTTTTAAGAAAATGTTTGACGGTATCGCCATTATGTTTAAGGCGGTTGCAAATGCGTTTGGAGCAGATATTGACGTAATCAATGATGATTTAACCGACAATGTTAATCATTTTCACTTATGGGCAGATACTCTGATCGCATTGTTCCGTACGGTAGTTCAATCCTATCAAAATCTCAAAACATATATAACCGGAGATGCAGAGCAGGTTTTGATCAACAAGCAGGTAAATATTGCTACAAAAGAGATTTTAAACAGTTCCGAATTTGACAGTTTACGAAAGAAAATTGAAAGCAAATACGGCAGAAACTTTATTGATCAAACCTTTTTCGCGGGCGATAAAACCGTCATGCAGGATTACGCTCAGAGCGTGAATGAGGAGATTGACGAAATTCAAAAAAATCTCAAAGAGTTCAGCGGTTCCCAGTTCAAGACTAAATTCTATGCACCTTATATTGAAAAGGCTAAAAAAGATTTAGTTGAACTCAAAAAGACTCAATTAGAGATTGCAAAGGTAATGGGAGATAAACGTTACCAAGCACCACAAAAACCATATGAAGCAACGGAAACAAATAAATTTGGTTCCGCAATGGGTGTATCTGAAACGTTTTATGATAATCTCAGAAAGTCAGCAGAGGAAAGAGAAAAACGAGCATCGGAAGCTAGACAGAAAGCCGAAAAAGAACAAAGGGAGATGGAGGAATCATTAAAAAAATTAGGCGATGGAGTGAATACCCCATTTTCAAATAAGGGTGGTTCCGGTTCCGGTGGTTCTAGCAAAGCTGTTAAAGAATGGGATGATTTTTATAACAAGATGCTTGCCAAAATCACTGATTACGGCAAAGAGCGTGTAAATCTCACTCAGAGATACAATGAAAATCTGAAAGAGATTGAAAAGCATTATGCCGAAGATCAAAACATATCTTTTGAGCAGTACAATAATTTGAAACTGGAATTGCAGAAAAAATACAATAAGGATATGCAGGATTTGATCCGCAATCAGAATGAAGCGGTTGCTAGACTGTTTAACAGTGATTATAAGAACAAACTGTTAGATTTAGAAAAGGCAAACAGAGAGCGTTTAAGAATCATTGAAAACTCATATCGCAACGGGGGTATATCTGAAACCGAGCGCAATATGCGTAATTTGGAAAGTGGTAAAAAATACCATGAGGATTTAGCCAAATTAGAAAAGCAGGCTGAAATTGAACAAAATCAGTTATTAGACAATGAGCATGCAAACGAGATAGCCAGTCTAGAACAGCAATACAAGAAAAAACTAGACCTATTAAAAGAATATTTGGACGACGAAAGAATCACACATGAACAGTACGATCAAGGTGCATTACGTCAGAAACAATATTTTGAAGAGCAGAAAAGAAAGCTAGAAGAGAGCGAATTTTCAGCGAGTGCCGGAACTATTAGTAACGCAATGAGCAGTTTTGAAAAACTTGATCAAACATTACGTAAATATGATCTGACTTTTGCCGAGGTTTTAGGAACTTTATCAGATAAAGGAAAATTAACACAAAAACAAAACGCTATGATGTGGGCGGATATGTCAAACGGTATGAGTCAGTATTTTGGTGCTATGTCTCAAAACTTTGAAAAAGGTTCGGGGGTTTATAATACTCTGTTTGCCTTACAAAAAGGTTTTGCCATCGCAAGTGCGACAATAAGCATGATTCAAGGCGCAATGGAAGCATGGAAATTAGGTTTTCCGGCAGGCTTAATGGCAGGAATGGGAGTTTTAGCGCAAGGTGCTAACCTTATCGGTCAGTTACGTTCAGTGCAGTTCAGAGCAAAGGGCGGTAGACTAGATCCGAATGCTTTAACAGTTGTCGGAGAGCAGGGCGCAGAGTTAATAACCGGAGTCTCCGGAAATGTTATCAGTAATTCAAAGAGCCGTGATTTACTGCAAAACGTAGGTGGTCAATCAAATGTTCAAGTTAATCTGATTGAGGACGCATCACGGGCAGGGCAAGTTAATCAGCGTACTGATGATGATACTCAGACGATTATTGATGTTATTGTATCGAATATTAGAAACGGTGGCGCGGTTGCAAACGCAATGTCAGGAACTTACGGATTGGCAAGACAAGGATACTAAAATGAATTTTTACCCAAATACATTACCTAAATTCTTACAAAACAGTTACAGTCTTAAACGTTCACCGTCAGTCATAAGAACTACCATGACGAATGGAACTGTAAGACAGCGTTTGTTATCAGTTGATGCACCGCATACACTGTCAGTTAACCTACAGTTCAATAACATTACTGACTATCAGACGTGGTTAAACTTTTATGAAAACAGCATTAATCACGGTTGCGATTGGTTTATTGCACCGATTTTAAATGACCGTTTGGAAACCACAGATCCGATTATTGCAAGAAAAGTACGCATACAAAACGGACAGATTACAGAAAGTTTAAATTTCCGTAACAATATTGGTGCGTGTTACAAAATCAGCATGACTTTAGACGTTGATAACGTGGAGTTTGATCAATCGTGGAGCGAATACTATGCCTAGAGTTTTATTTGACATTGATTTTTCAAATCAGAGTTTTAATAACACGGCAGACGAGTCAGACTGGATATTGTCTCCGGTTAATTCACGTTATGCACCCGTTAACGCTCAATACGTTGAAGTAGACACTAATACTTATGCGCTCAAATGCACGTCGGGCGGTGTTCCTACAATCTGCTTTGTGTCACAAAAACAAAGGGAAATAACAGAGTATCAAATTGATTGTACATTCTCAAATAGATATCAAGAATACCCTATCAGAATCGAAAACAAGGTAAAGTTCAGCGAACAAAGTTTAGTCGTTAATGGTACGGATTATTATTTTGGTTCATGGTTTTATACAACTGATTTACACAAATACACTCTGAAAAGAGAGGGAACAAATGTATATTGCTATGTGGATGATGCGTTAGTTTACACATACGATGATACAGCCGGAGATTGTGTTATTAGTTCAAATAATCGTTTATGGTTCGCTGATATTTATTCAAGTCATTATAATTGGAATAATGGCGAGTTTAAATTAGGTTATGTTAAATTAACCGAACTATCCGTAGCACCGTATATAACTGCAAGTTCCGACCAAATAACCGCAGGCGATTCAGTTCAACTAACGGTTAACGGTTCCGCAGTCTCATATTTATGGTCAAACGGTGAAACTACTGCAAGCATCATAGTTGAACCTACTGCAACAACCATTTATACATGTGATGTAACAACCGCAGACGGGCAAGTTACACTCTCAAAAACAATTCGTGTAAGCGCAGATGTTGTTTATGGTACTAGGGGCGCAGTTGATGATGATACTTTGTTTTTAATGAACTTTGCAGACGGTAAATTGAACGTATTAAAAGGTACTCTGATTGCTGAAAATGCTATAAACGATCCGTATTATGCAGAGCATTTAGAAGTTGATGGTGTATCAGTCGTAGGTGGAGTTAGGATTAATCGTTCAAGCGGTGCATATTATGATTACTATCCTTACCCTCCGTTTTTTGATAATTCCTTTTGGAGTGGCGCAACAAAACCCGTTGACCTAACTTTTGAATGGACTATCTATACCCCTACTGCAAATGATAACGGCTCATTTTGGCAGGAATTAGCATTATTCAGCAGTATTTTAAACACCTCTAATTGTGTACCGCAAAGCGGACATACAATTAATTATGGCGATTTAGTTTTAGGTGGTTATGAGGACGGTGGACGAAAATCTGACGGTTCGGCTATGAACTGGAGAATAGGCAGTGGCGATAATCTCAAACCTATTTATTATGCTGGTGAGCGTTTACCGTGGCTTGCAAGAATGATAATCGGTAACGGTTGGAGTGCGCAAGGTTGGCATCATATAGCAAACGAAATCTCATTTTATGACTGGAACAACAAGTTATGCGTAGATTTTGTTTTATATGTCGATGGTGAACAGATTAAAACATGGCACCAAGAGTATGGAAACACATCAGTATTTACGTTCACGGGTGAATGGTTTACGTTTATGACTCAAAAATCCGGCTTGCAATGGTATATGTCGGAGATGTGCATTACTAAGGGCAGAAAATATAACGGAACTTTTGAATTACCTAGAAATTTTTACAGAAACTACATCACACTTGCAAATGATGTACTGCCGGAGAAGAACCCCGAACCGAACTTTACTGAACTTGCTATAGTCAATGCACAGGGCACAGATGCACCCGTTATGGCAATTAAGATTGATTGTGAGAGTTTAAGTAAACCTATATGTTTTGCTCAGAGTTACCATGACTTTGTGGCTAGAGACGATCAAGGCGAACTGCAAGAATTTCAATCATCGGGTATTCAAATTAATCTGCCGGAGCGCACTAATCAATCGGGAAGCGCACTGTCTTTTGGTGTAGGTTCTATCAGCGGTGAAGTTATGGAGTTATGTAACACGGTTATGTCCGGTGCTGTTCCATGCTATCTTACATTGTTGGAATATTTACCTTTTGATACGTCAAAAGAGTATGACGGTGATACCGCAGTTTCACCTATCTATACGTTAAAGCTGTTTGTTACAAGCTGTCAGATAACTACAAAAGGGGCAACGATTACAGCCGGATGGCATGATACCCTTAATGCTAAATTCCCGTTCAAACGCTATACGGCTAAACAGTTTAAGGGGTTGCGTTATGTCTGTTAATATCGAAAAATATTTACGTAATATTCACACCCCTAACGGCAGATGTTACCCGTATTTAGACTGTTGGGGGCTAGTATGCTATGTTTACCAAAACGAATTAAACATCGAACTAGATTTATGCACTGACTGTCAGAAAAACACTATGACAGTCGGGTTCGATAAAATAAAGGGTTTATTTACAGAAGTTAAAACACCGCGAGATTTTGATGTTATTTGCTATTTTAAGCATTCTGTTTTAGTCCATGTAGGGTTATACATTTATGGTCATATATTGCACACAGATAGCAAAAAGGGCAGTTGTTTTGAGCCTTTTAAATCAAATTCTTGCATGAGAATTTTTAGACACGAAAAAATGAGGTTGTTCTATGAGAGTTAAAATATATAACTGTATTGATTTAAACAATCCGCTAAGAGATTTTGAGGTTGAACAAACAAACCTTACTGTTTTAGAACTTTTAGAACACTCATTACAGAGATTAAATTTACAAAATCTAAAAGATAATGTCACTGTATATTCAGACGGGCAGGAAGTGCCATCTGAAATATGGGCGGTATTCAAACTGAGCAAAACAAAGTGTTTAAAGTTCGTAATCAAACCGCAGGACTTTTTCAGTATCGCAATGATCATCATAGCGTTAGCCGTTGCAGTCTATACGATGGTCATGTTGAAAAAGCTGAAAACAAACGACAAAAATCAAGAAAGCGGTTCAAGTATTTATGATCCAAACGCGCAGGGAAATAAGGCGAAGCTAGAAGATCCTATACCCGAACAGTTTGGATTGGTTAAAGCATTTCCCGATTACATTTCAGACAAACATTATTTTTACAAAGATAACGTAAGATATTTGTCTATGTTACTCTGTCAAGGTGTAGGCTATTATGATTGGTCTTTAGATCAGATGTACATCGGTTCAACTCCTATCAGTTCATACGTCGGAAGTGATATTGATGTTTTAGTCGCAGATCCAAACACTGATATTTCGTCACATGACGCTCATAGATGTTGGTTTAATTCAACGGAAGTAACAAGTGCGGGTAAGGAAGTTCCGGCTACTGACAGTAACAGCAGAAAGAGAGGGGAATTAATATCTGAAACCTTTACCCTTAATGGTTTGAATTTAACCATGTCTAACGGTCATGAGTTAGTCTCCGGTGATATTATCAGACTGTACAATTTAAGTGGTCAAGATAGAGCAATCAGCGTATCTGCCGTTGAGACTATCCAAAACTCAATCCGTTGCTATGTATCAAACTATCCACAGAATTTAGAAAAGGCTATTGGGTGGAGATGCACGTTATCAATTACTCAAACTAACGGATCTTCAACCATTCAGAATACTTATAATGTAAGTTTTCAGAATTACGGAACATCAACAGACAAAGGCAAATTCATTGACGTTTCACTGACAGCTATCTCACTGATTGACGGTTACACTGTTACTGCCGTTTTGACGTTCAAGAATTTTGTATTTAACGATGCAGATTTAAATTCAACTCATGTATTAGATAACGGCTATTATGAGATTCTAGCCGTAAACGGTAACACATTCACAGTTTTAGCGGTTGATAAAAACGGGATTAGTTATTCAAACACGGTCGGTTGGAGTGGCTTTTCTGCAAACAGAACGACAACCGGATTGATTGAACTCGTTGATACAAGCAGATCTACAAGCAACGCTAAATCAAATATTGCCGGATATTACAGAGCATGTCCGATTGGTGCAACAAGTCGGTATTACGAGGTTGATTTCAGTTTTCCTAGTGGTTTGTATTCCATGAGCGACAAAGGCGATTACGAAAGCCGGACAGCAACTATTCTGCTCGAATGGCGCATTGCAGGATCTGCCGATACCCCACAATCCATGACAAAAGTCTATACACGCAGTTCACCGGATGCGTTCGGAGAAACCATCTCAATAGATGTAGGTAACAGCGATAATGCGTATGAGTTCCGTGTTACTAATTTGTCTGATTACACTACTAGTAGTCAAGTGATGCAAACGTTCATGTGGAATGGCTTAAAATGCTTAATTTCGGAAGATGCTTTTTATCCAGATGTAACAGTTATTGCCATTACAGTTAGGGGTTCAGAGTCGTTAGCTGAATTGTCAGACAATCAAATCAGTACTTTATGGACTCGTAAATTAGGCAGTCTAAAGGATTTCAAAACTACCGTATATGAGGAACAAGTCGTAACTGGTATTGACAGCTTCACTTATGACTATAACGATTTATACGATACCATAGTCAATAACCGTTATTATCCTAAAGACTGGGATAACGAGCCGGACGATGGATTTTTTGTTTCAGATCACATGACAAAACACGGTTCCGAGGGGTATCACCGGAGAACGG